AACATAGAACACCAAAGCATTGACTTTGTTGTTCATACGATTCGCCCATGGCTAGTGCGTATCGAGCAGGCGATAAGGCGGAGTTTACTAACCGACACCGAGCGGACAATCTACAGCCCTAAGTTTAAGGTAGACGGATTACTGCGTGGGGATTTTAATTCTCGTATGCAGGGCTACGCTACCGCTCGTCAAAACGGGTGGATGAGCGCCAACGAGATACGGGCGTTAGAGGATATGAATCGCATACCAAACGGAGGCGATGAATTTTTGGTCAACGGCAATATGGTGCCTGAAGACTATAACAAACTAAACCAAAAGGAGGAATTATCCATAAAAAATGAGCAAGACAAATAACATACGAGGGCAACCGCTAGAGAGGCGAGCCATGACCCTCAAGGAATTAAGGGTTAGCGAGAGCGAGGGCAAAGACACCCACATTGAGGGTTATGCAAGCGTTTTTGACAGTTGGAGCGAAACTTTAGGGGGCGAATTGCCGTTTAGAGAAAAGGTGGTAAAGGGTTGTTTTGCCGAGAGTATCGCCAATGACGACATACGGGCGTTATACAACCACGACCCTAATTATGTTCTTGGCCGTAACAAAGCAGGCACACTGGAACTCGCTGAAGACGATAAGGGCTTGTATGTAAAAATTAAGCCACCAAAGGCGCAGTGGGCAAAAGACCTTATGCACTCCATTAAGCGAGGCGATGTGGACAGTATGAGTTTTGGCTTTAGCGTAATAATCGACAAATGGTATCCAGACGAGAGCGGAGGCGTTGATGTTAGAGAACTAATTAAGGTTAAACTCTACGATGTTTCGCCCGTAACTTTCCCTGCGTACCCTGCAACCGAGTGCGATGTTAGGAGCATATACGACAAGCGCCAACACCTAAAAGCCGAAGAGGCGGCAAAGACCGCCGAGGCAAGCAAACTAAAACAACAAAAAATAGAAGCTCTAAAAAGAGCAATCTTGGAGGAATAAAAAATTGAAAAGAAAAGAAATTGTGGCACGATTAAAAGATGCCCAACTTAGAGGCAAAAACATTTTGTCTAAATCCGAGCAACGAGAACTCACGGACGAAGACATAGCGGCACTAGATAAAATCAAGGTAGAGATAGATAAGTACAAAAAACTCTTGGATTGTATCAAAGACTTTGATGCGACCGATACACCAGCGGAGGAAGAAAACTCGGGCGACACAGCAGACGACAAAGAAGAAGACCCCGAGCCACCAAAAGCCGACCCTGCCAAAAAGGAAGAAAAGAGTTTTAGAAACTTGGGCGACCAAATGATGGCAGTGTATCGTGCAAGTCAGCCCGGTGCAAGAATAGATAGCAGGCTTAGCACAAGAAGTGCATCAGGACTTAACGCCACCAACGCAAGCGATGGTGGTTTTTTAGTTGAAACGCAGTTTGTAAAAGACCTACTAAAACGCACTTATGATACGGGCATACTAGCAAGCAGGTGCAAAAAGATACCGCTAACCACCAACGCTAACTCTATTAAGATTAACGCCGTTGACGAAATCTCAAGAGCCAACGGCAGTAGGTGGGGCGGACTGCAAACCTATTGGGAAAACGAGGCAGACCAGTTTTCAGCAAGTAAGCCTAAGTTTAGGCAGATGGAATTGTCGCTTAAAAAGCTCACAGGGCTTTGTTATGTAACGGACGAATTATTGCAAGATGCGGCAGCTTTAGAAAAAGTTATAAAGGACGGGTTTGCCGAAGAGTTTGGCTTTAAGATGGACGATGTAATCCTTAGAGGCAGTGGCGCAGGTCAACCGCTTGGTATCCTTAACAGCGATGCCCTAGTTAAGGTAGATAAAGAGAAAAACCAAACAGCAAAAATTACTGTCGAGAATATCGTCAAAATGTGGTCAAGAATGTGGAGTAGAAGTCGTAGCAACGCTGTATGGTTTATTAACCCCGAGATAGAGCCACTACTTTATACGCTAGTTGTCGGCGACAAGCCTGTGTATATCCCAGCAGGCTCTATGGCAAACGCACCTTACGGAACGCTACTAGGTAGACCCGTTGTTGCGCTAGAGCAGTGTAGCGAGTTAGGCGAGGCAGGCGATATAATCCTAGCCGACCTATCGCAATACCTACTAATCGACAAAGGCGGCATCAACACGGCAAGCAGTATCCATGTAAGATTTTTGTATGACGAGGCAGTGTTTAGGTTTATCTACCGAGTAGACGGGCAGCCCGTTTGGAACAAAGCACTCAAACCATACAAAGGCGATGCGACCGTTTCGCCGTTTATAACCCTAGCCAAAAGAGGAGGAACTAACTAATGGCAGTAATAAGAAATTTAGATATAAGGGTGCTAGAACACCCGTCCGCAATATTCAATGCGGAAATTAAAACCGACCCCGTAAAGCTATATAGTGGGCAAGCGGCACACTTTGTTGTTACAACAGGCGAGGGAACGGTGCAGGCATTAACCGCTAGCGTATACGGCGTTAGAGGCGAGGGCGAGCCGATTTTATTAAGGACAACCGAAATACGCATAGGCGATAATGCCGAAAACAAAATCGTCTTTGCCGCAAGAGAACTAGCCCATCACGAGTTAGACAGCGTGTATTTATCTATCCCAAGCGGAGGCGATGCAACAATGCTCGGCACGATAATAGCAGTATTAACTAACGAGAGGTTTAGCTCATAAGGGGGTAGCAAATATGCCAACCTTACAAGAGATTAAAGATTATTTGGGAGTAGACGGGGGTCATAACGACCCCCTCTTACTTTCTCAAATTGAAACAGCGAGAGAGCTTGTCGAGAGCGTTTTGCGTTTTCAAATTGCTAAAATCCAGCCCCTGCCACACTTAGTAAAAGAGGCAATCAAATTTGCTGTTGCGTATATATTTACGCACCGAGAGCAGGCGGATTTATCCTTTTTAGATAAGTCACTCCGCACGATGCTTAATAGCCTTAGACGGGAGGTGTTTTAGTTGAAACAAAGACCTAGAATACAAAAGGACAAAAAGATAGCCGTGTTTAAGACCGCTGTACGCAGTGTGTGGGGTTATGAGAAAGTCTTCAAGACTTACTTGCAAGCGCAAGAGCAAGCAGGGCTATGGGCGTATGCTCGGCACTTGAGTGGAGCGGAGCAGTTGCAAGCACGGCAAAAGCAGAGTAACGAAACGGCGAAATTTGTTGTATCGTTTAGCCCAAAAATAACGACAGACTTGTATATAGAGTTTAACGGCACTACCTACAAAGTGGCATCAATAGACCCTTATGAGTACAACAAAACCGATTTAGAGATACGGGCGGAAGAGATTAGTCCGCCGACATTTGACGAGGTGGAATATGAAGAATATTGATGCACGCAGGCTCGCTCGAGAAGATATAAGAAAAGCCCTGCGAGCGGCAGGACTGCTAGATGGTATATCCTTGCAGGCACAGCAACTACAAAACGAAACCCGTCCTTGCTTTTGGCGAGGAGTGGTGCGAGACCCAGTAGCACGGCAAAAGGACATTTATGTTACTTGGCATATCCCGTCTAGCGACACTGCCGAGAGGGCAGATGATAAAACCTTTTTGCGTGAGGTTATTCTTGCTGTGGATATTTTTTCAAAACGCTCTTTTGAATCGGAGGCAAACCACAAAATGCTTGATAGGCTTGAAACCGCTTTTGACGAGGCAGGATTTGAAGTGGAGTTTGCAGACGAGCAGTATGAAGAAAACACGCAACTTTTTCACTACCCACTCACACTACACAAATTATATGGAGGAACTAAAATTTGAGTAATTCAACAAACACAAGCCAATTATATGAAGTTGGCAATCGGCGATTTTTTGCCGCCTCACTTAATCCTAACGGCACATTTGGCACAAAAGAATACCACGAGGGGCTTATGGAGGTAAACATAGAATTTACTAGCGAGGTAACGGATTTATCCGCAGATGACGACCCAAGTTTTGTGCGCCTATCTAGCCCACTTATGGGCGAGGGTACTGTCAAATTTGCTGTATTGCCTTTTGCAGTATATGCTAAGTTTTTTGATGTATCGGTAGATGCCAACGGAGCAGTGGTTATAAAATCCACCGCCAAAACAAAGGAACTCGCTTTTGGATTTTATTCTAGCGTGGGCGATGGCAGCGAGAGTATGTTCACGATGTATCGTGCAGTTTTTGCTTTGCCTGCACTTGCCACAATCTCCTTTGACGGCACAGCGATAAGAGACCTAACTCTTAATGTAAAGGTGTATCCATATCGCTACACAGCGGCAAACAACCAACCCGACACAGTAACCTACACAATATTAAATAGTGCAATGAATACTGCAATTTGGCAACGAGTGCAAGACATTATCTATGTGCCAGATATGACAGTGCCACCTGCATAACAAAAAGGAGCAATATGCAAAAATACGGATTAGTTAAAACTCTAAAAGACGGCGACCACGAGATTAAACTCGTGGGCAACGCCTTTACATTTATCTTATACAAATCTTACTTTGGTAAAGACTTACTTAATGATATAGTAACCTTTGCTCAAAAGAACAGCGAGGCAGTCAAACTCGACCCAAATGACATAACGCTAGAAAACCTTGGCGGAATTTCTTTTGACACCGAGTTTATCCTTAATTTAATAGCCGCCCTAATGGCTACGGCACAATACCCAAACAAGCCAGACATAGGCGAACTTATTATGGGCATACCGCCACACTTTCTAACAGAGCCACAAATCATATCCGATGTGCTAGAATTTCTAAGCCTGTTTGTTGCCTCAAAAAAGCCGCAGGGGAACAGTCGCAAATAGCGGCGTTCCCCGATAAAGCTAACGATAGCGACTTTACCACGCAACTATTATATTCTTCTATCAAGTGTGGGCTTGCTGTAAACATAGCAGATTTAGGCTTGAATGTCCTACACGATTTAGTGGCGTATTCGGCAAAGATTGATGCCGAGGCGTTAAAGAGTAGCGGAGGGGCAACAGGCGGAACTAAGTCGCCACCAATGAATCTAGCAGGTCTAACAAAACTCGGGAGGATGCGAGGCTAATGGACGGCGTAACCAAAGAGCTAATAGAATACTTGATGAGCATAGGCGACATGGCAGGCAAAAGCAAAGAGGTAATAAGGCAGCAGGTCGACATAGAGGCGGAGGCGCTTAGAGAGCAACTATTCAAAACAACCCCACGCCGATATGGCGACTTGGTGCGAAGTCTACAAAAAATAATCGTCACCAACCGCCACAACTGGTACGGCTACCGCCTAGAATTTGCAGGGAGCAATGTGGCAGGAGTGCCGTACCAGAAGATAGCAAACATCTTAAATTTCGGCTCTAGCACCATCAAAGGCACACGGTTTATTAGTAAAGCAATTCGCACCCTACGAGGCATGGACGAGCGCATAGCCAAAAGGTTTGAAGAAGAGGCAGAAAAAAACTCCTAAAACCACCTGATTTTGTTTGACACCACTTATTTGTATAGTGTAAAATAACATATAGACAATCGTCTATATGACACTTGTCAAAAACAACTTATGCAAATACAATACGGACACGGCGAATACGCTATAATATTCAAAGCAATGGGCGATGAGACAAGGCTCAAAATTTTGTCAATGCTTACAAGGGGTCAAACTTGTGCCTGCAAGATTTTGGAAGCGTTTAATTTTACCCAGCCAACATTATCTTACCACATGAGGCAACTAACTGACAGTGGGTTGGTTGAAGCAGAAAAGCGAGGCAAATGGGTGCATTACTCAATCTGCAAAGAGAGAGTAGACCTAATAGCCGAATTTATAAACGCCGTATCAAAAATAGATGTTTGCAAAGGGGAGAATTGCTAATGAGTAAATGTTCAAGCGTGAAAGAGTGTGCCTGCCCAAAGGTAGAATGCCTAAACCACTCTAAATGCTGTGCTTGCGTGATAAAGCACCGAGAGACCGACAGTCTGCCTTTTTGTTTGTTTTTAGACAATGGAGGCGATAAGTCAATACAAAATTATTACAAAGTGCTAAAACAGCGTTTTGAAAGCGAGGATAAAAAATGAAGCCAAGAGTAAGAATGAACAACTGCTTTGCAAGTCAAAGTGTATGCACAGCGATAAAATGCTGTCCGACAAAGGCAATTAGTTATATTGAGGCCAGTGAGCCAATCTTAGATAAGGTGCTAAATTGCAACTGTAACGACCCAAACCGAGAGGGCAAAGTGCCTGTAACTTGCACCGCTGGCGGCTGTAGCGACACAGGTTGCGGAAGTAACGATTTGTATGCTTGCGGAGGCAACCCTCACGGGCGTATTATTATTGACTACAATAAGTGCGTAGAGTGTGGGCTGTGTGCAAAAGAATGTTGTGGCAGTGCAATAGATATGGTAAAAGACTTGTCGTAAGAGCCGACAAAAGGTAATTGCTGTAGTAGTGGCTGTTGCTAACAAAATTTAATAATTTAGATATTCAAACGCATTTCTTTTAGAGATGCGTTTTTTCTATGCCAAAACAAGGAGGACAGAGGATGGCAACAAAGGTCGGGCGGAGTCTGTCCGAGATAGATAATAAGGTTAGGGCGTTAAGCCAGAGCATAAAAGAGAGTACAAAAAAGACTAAGGAGCTTGACCGCACACTAAAACTTGACCCACGCAATACGCAAGTAGCCGCCCAACAAATGAGGGCTTTGGGTCAGCAAATCGGGCAGGCGACACAGCAGGTGGCATTACTCAAGCAACGCCAAGCGGAGGCTAATCGGGAGTTGCAACAGGGCAACATTACAGAGGCGGAGTTTAAGAAAATTGAGGCAAGCGTACAGGCGGCAGAGTTGCAGTTGCAACGATTCAATGCACAACTTCGCAATGTGCAAAGGGCGCAGGTGGATAGGCTTGCTAATCAATTTAATAAAGTCACACGCAGTTTGCAACAAGCCCAAAGAGCGGCACAAACATTTTCTCGCATTGCAATGGGCTTGGTTGCTGTTGTTGCAGGGGCGATAACAGCATTCACAAGACACGCAACAACGCTAGCGGATTTGGCAGATGCCTACGATATGTGCATAGAACGCCTGCAACGCAAGCGAGGAGTTTTTGCAGATGTAACGGGCAGTGCAGATAATTTTAATAGAAGTCTTGACCGTCTTAATAATCGCCTTAATCGCATAACGCTTGGCACGGGTATCGCTTACGAGAGGATACTCGCTCATATAGGAGTAGCAAGCCGAGATGCAGAGGGGCGGACACGCTCGCTCGCCGATGTGTATGACGAGGTAATCGCAGCACTTAGAGAGATGGAAGATATTCAAATGCGAAACCGACTAGCGTACGAATTATTTGGCGAAGAGGCAATACACATTATAGAGATTTTGGAGTTGTGTATCGAAGAGTATGAGCGATTAAAGCAAGCACAGTACGAGGCGAATATCATAAGCGAAGAGCAGGCGGAGGCAGCGAGAGCTGTGCAGGAGGCGTGGGATGAAGTACGGAAAGAATTTATAATGACAGGGGCAGAGCTTGCAACAAGTTTATTGCCCCTTATCCAAACGCTAGCCGAGCTTATAAAAAACTTTCTACTACCAATCCTAACAACTGTCGCCGAGTGGTTTGCAGGAATGTCGCCTTGGCAGCAGGGCTTTATGATATTCCTATTATTCCTTGTGATGTTCCTCCCAAAACTTATAGTAATGGGCAAAGGTGTCGCAATGATAATCCGCAAAATCGCCTTAGCCAAGAAAAAGGCAGCAGTAGGAGCAAAAGCATTAAGTATAGCATCCACACCACTGCAACCAATCTTGCTAGCAGTGGCGGCAGTAATACTAATACTTGCAACACTATTCGCTTTCCTTACAGGGCGTAGCCGAGAGTTATCAAGTACGATGGATAGACAAACAGGCTCGCTTAATCGCTTAGGCAATGCTTATGACGATTTAGGCACGAATGTCGCCCACAATACAAACCAAGTATCACAAAACCACAACCGCACTAGCGCCGATGTAAATGTAACGATAGATGCACGAGGCGACACACCAATAAGTCAAGAGAACGCCGAACTTGTGGCGGACATTTTGGCAGAGCGGATAAATAAAGAGTTGGGAGGAAAAATATAATGCCAAAGCAACAAAGAAGATTTTGGTTAGTAAATGCAAGCGGAGCAGTGTGGGATTTGACAAGCAACAGTGAGGCAACGGCAAACGCCAACTTTATGTACGCACCGCAGGGCTTAGGTATCCGCACAAGGGTAAATAGTTTTAGCGTTGACAATACCTACTTTGTAGAAAACTTATCTACCCAGACACAAACAATTCAAGGCGTGCTAATTTTTTACGGGTACGAGCATTTTAGTCAATTTGTAGATTTTGTAGGCAACATCAACACCGATACAAGACTACGGCTTTGTTACAGCACGGACGGCACAACTCACGCCACACCAAACAACAAACCGTGGTATAAAGAAGTCTTAATAACTGACCTACGCAAAGAAGAGATAGATAGGCATTACGCAGTATTGCGTGTGCCTATTTCTTTTACGGCATTATCCCGTTGGAAACAAGACATAGAGATAACGCTAGAATTAGCACGAACAGGAACGCCCCTAACTTTCCCTTATGTGTATCCGTATTTTTTCGGTGGCAGTAACAACATGGCTGTCGAGATAGTCAATAACGGCTTGCCGACAAGTGCTAGGATACGCACGGAGGGCATAACCGACACGCCGTTGTTTCGTCTTATACGAGATGGCAAGATTTTGTCGCAAGCAAAATACCATCTTACAGTTGGGGCTAATCAGCATCTTGTTATAGACAGCGACCCTGCTAATCAAGAGGCGGCACTCTATACACAAAACGGCAACAACCTAATCCGTGAAGATGTCTATAATGCAGGCGAGGCGGATTATGCGTTTGCAAATTTTATATCAATCCCGAGCGGAACGAGTTGGTTTTTGGCAAGCGCGACAAATGCAAATTTTGGGAGGGTACAAGTCAGCATGAGTTGGCTAAAAGAATTGTTATGACAAGATACAAAATATACGACCGCTTAACGCTAGAATTAAGAGATAGCGGAGTGGTGCGAGATTATGTTGTGGACTTAGATTATTTGACCAACAATAACTCAACAATGCGCCTAGTGCGAGAGAGTAAAGGTTTTAAGGGCGACATTCTAGCGATTAGCGAGGGAGTAGACCTAATCGCTTTGGGCGTAATAACGGCAATAGACAACACGGAACTGCGTATACAATTTAAGCACATGAAAGAATTGTTTAACGATTCAATCTTAAATGTCTTTAAGTGGACGGGTCTGCTAGACAAAAAGTTTGATGCCGTGCAGGGGTTAAGAGTGCTAATAGAATACGCCTTTATAAACACCACTGACAGCCTCCGCAGGCTACCGCTAACCATCCGCACCTTTGGGCAAAACCTAAACGCCGTGTGGATAGACGACAGCGATACAATTGATATGCAGTATTTTATTGATTGGTGTTTTGACCATTACAATATTTATATCAACTGCGATATTGACTTTGCTAACAAGCGAATAATAGTGGATATTATTAAAAACGACACCGAGGGGCTTATCTTAAAAGACAATATAAAGTTATCTAAACCCGAGTTTGACAGCCAAGAGTTGCCCCGAGAGAACAGGGCTTTGCTATTCAATAAGTACACAGGGGTAATCGTTAATAGTTGGTTTTTGTTACAAAATAACACGCTAACAACAAACGCCAACCACCCACAAAGGCTTTATCCCGTATCCACACGCCATGTCGAGTGGGATGAAGTGGATGCGATAAGAGAGGGATACACTCAAGAAGATTTAGTCAAAAGCGAGATTCAAGGCAATGTCTACAACCACTGCGTACAGGTGCAACTAGCCAAAAAGCAAACAATGATGCCTGCACGGCGATTTAACTACGGCGACCAAGTGCGAATTGTGTACGAGGGCAGGAGTTACGATACAATCTTCACAGGTCTAAAATTTAGAAAAGACAATCCATTCTACACCTGCATATTCGGTCACGCTCGCATAGACTTTACCGACCGAATGAAGATATTCAATAAAAGACAATACCAAAGGAGGACTTAAAATGGGATTTTTCTTAAAAGGCTTGGGAGACCCAGCTACAGGGCATAACGAGATTTTGCCCAGCTTTGATGCAGCGATATATGCGTTTCTAGCCCAGAACGCAGGAGGCGTATGCAACAGCGGAGCAAACTTTGCCGCCACCACAACCGATAGGGGCGTGAGTATCAATAGCGGATTATGTTATGTAAACGGCTACTTTGGTATGAGCGATAGCCCTACAATACTCAACTTTAATTTCCCGAGTGGCTCGGCACAATTTGCTAGAGTATTCGCAGAAGTTAATTTATCCGTTACACCGCATAGGTTTAGCGTTAGGGCAACCAATCAATCAACATCTAGCAACATACAACTTACGCAAGATAATCTAAGTATAGCCGCAAGCGGACTGCATCAAATACCGCTGTTTTTGGTGCAACTCAATAACAATCGCACCATAACAATAACCGACCAACGCAATATGCTACATCGTATCGCAGAGGCTCAAAACGCCGTTCACTTAACAGGCAGTATAGCCAACGCCGCCACAGCCACAACGCAGACG